GGGAAATGACGTCAGGGCCTGAAGGACACTTCGTCCCGGAATTCCGCTTCGGCGGGAGAAAGGACAGCCGGAAGGTTATGCTGTAACAGGCACGACCTGAAAGCCATGGGTCGCAAATCAGGATCTTGTATCAGGAAATGCGGCCGGTCATTTGACTTCCGGGCGGTTAGGCTTCGCTTGAGCCTTTAATCAAGCCCCTTTCTTCCACTTTATTTTAGATGTTGTTTCTAGAATATTGTTTTTACTTTCTGTTTTGTTTTGTTTATTAAATTCAAATTTCTTTGTTTTGTTTTGTTTTACTTATTTTATTTATAAATATTGCTGGTTAATTACCAGTTCGGTTGGCTATTGCTACTCTAAAGATTAATATGGCGACAAATTTTAATCATAGTTCTCGCGGTTCCCGTCGTTCTGCTGCTCGTGCTCGTTCTCGAGCTAAGAATAACGACACTTTTCGTTCCCAAATGCGGGATATGAAGATTTCAGGAGATGTACGAGAAGAAGAGTTTTTTGAGCGTGACGATGATGTTGGTAACGCTGCTGATTACGCTCAGTTTGTAGCCAAGTCTGTTGAGATTCGTGCTCGTACCGTCAAGGTCGATCCTTCGAAGTTGGCTGGGCCGAAACTTTCCCGTCCTGTTGAGGGTGGGTTTGTAGTTCAGCATGACGATTTGCGTCGTAAGACTACGGAGAAGTGGCCAAAGTATAAAGCCCGTGTTGTGGCTTCTGCGCCAGTTAATGCCTTGCCTAAGGTGGTTGACAGGCGTTCTAAAGCTGCTAACAAGCAGTCGCGTTTGGATGATCTCCATGAGCTCTTGCGTGAGTATCATTTTAATGTTTTACCTGATGTTTACCTAGGTGGCAAGGGTCAAGGTCAACGTAAGAGGGAGATCGGCAGAGTTAGGAAGAATTTACCGCACAATTCGTGTGTTGTTTTTCCTGATTCAGCACCTGGCCCTGCTGTTGCTTTTCAATGGGATGTTGTCCAATTGCCATCATGGGATTGTGATTTTTATTCCGGCTATTTTGTTGCTGCGCGTGCTGAAGCATTGCGAAAGCACCAAGACAAGGTACGCAGTGGCGTGGACATTTTGTTGAGTGATCCTACTGCTATCGTTGATGGTATTCCTCAGTCTTTTAATGGAGTTGAGAACATCATGTCTATTTTGCCTGAATTTGCCTCTATTGCTGGTGTTCAACCTTCCAATATCGCGTGGACTTTTTTACAGGATAATTGGCGCAGTTTTACTGCGTTAGGTTGTGAATTGTATGCGTTATCATTGGTTTCAGATGCCGCTAAGCCTCGGTACCTCTTGGCTCGTGCATCGAGCTTTGCATTTTATGCTGGTCCTGATTTGCCAGGGCTACAGTTGATGATGCTTAAGGTTTTGGCAATTCCGGCTGTCGTGGAGTTGGTTGGATTGTTTCGCCACGTTGTTGGTACCCCGGATAACCCGGTTGGTCCTGATGGTGTGGTGTCGTTTGATCAACAAAGTCTTATATCTGAGGTTTTGCGCATGACTGCTGCATCCTCGATGTCACCTGGATCTGCAGTTCATGCTATCGTTGCTATTAGCGCTGCTGCTTATGCGGTTTTCGCTAGTAAATCTATGGCAGATTTTAATTTTTCTGTTGTGATTTCTGCAGTCACTGGTCTAGTGTTGAAGTTGCCCAAGGTTGATACACCTGAGGAGGTTGTAGCCGTGCTTTTGCGTAGTTTACCCACCGTCATTGGTGCTGTTACAACAGCCATAGAGATGCGCTCGTTGATGCCGTTGTTGACGGGTGGTGATTCCACTTTTATGCGAGTTGTGGCCGTTCAGACGGCTTTTGATTTGCATAAGATAGGCAAATACGATCCAATGTTGTTCGCTGATGAGAAGGCTTTCCGCACTGCTGTTGAAGACGTTTGTACCGAGGTTGAGCCTTTGGTTAAACGTGGTAATTTGCAAGCTATGCGTGATTGGAGGTCCTTGTGTACGATACGTACTTACATGCGAGCTGCTAATTTGGGTAAGTTTAAAGCTGCACCGTTTTGCTTTGCGTTGGTTGGCGCTTCCGGAGTTGGAAAAACTGACTTGTTGTACAAGGCTATGCATGGCTTGGCGTGGGATCATTTTGGCGAAACTTTGAGACAAGAGCAAATTTACACCAAGCAGCCTACTGATAAGCATTGGTCTGGGTACTCTGATCGAGCGGATTTTTGTGTGTTCGACGATATGTCTAACGCTAAATCATCTGCTGGAACTCCAGTGCCTAACCCTACGGATCCGTTAATTTATACGGTTAATAACATTACTTCGCAGTTGCCTATGGCGGATTTGGAAAGTAAAGGTCGCGTTACTTTTTCTTCTAAATTTGTTGCTGTCACGTCAAATATTGTTGACTTGAAGGCAAATATGTTTTCGGAGTGTCCAGAGTCTGTTTTGCGCCGTTTTAATGTGGTGATTGAGCCTATAGTTCGCCCGGAGTTTCGTAAAGGTGCTTCCCTCGCGATTGATAAGGCAAAGATACCTCCCAAGGACGTGTGCGAAGTTCCGAACACCCATTCGTTTAGATTATTTTATTGGGAGAAGAATGAGGATTCTTTACCAGGAGTAGTTGCGAAGGTTTATTTGGATTTTCCCGAGGAAGCCGGAATTTTGGAGCTTATTGAACTTTTGGTTCAGCTTTCTCGCCTCCATTTTGCAAATCAGGACGGTCTGGTGAAAGCGCACTCGTTGGCTAGTTTTAAGCCTGATGATATTCGTAGATTTCGCCAGCAAAACCACGCATATGCCAACAGGGCGGCGCCTGTTGTGGGTCCAGCGCAGCCTATCCAGCTAGTCCGTGAAGACTATGGTCAGGAAGTTGCGGAGCGGGACGCCGAAGATGCGTTTATTGACGCAGATTTTGCTGATCGTGAGATTCCCGTGGATGGCGCTGGTGAGTTAGCTGACGATGCTCCATTAGAGTACGCTCAGCATGGTACGTGCATGAGTAAGAGCTTGTTAGATAACGTGTTCTGCCCTTTAGGGCTGCCTGCTAGAGCTCAGAGCGGAAATGTACTGGTTTCTCAAGAGTTTGTGCCTGTGGCTACTGATGAACCTATGGCTGCTCGTATTGAGCGGTGTGCGCGTGCTCGTGTTTTAGAGCCACCCGAACCTCCACCTGTGCCGCCGCCGCAGCCGCGTTACTTGCTTTTTGGCCCGGTGGGGGCTTTTGTTGCGCGGCGGGTTGAACAGATTTACGGTGGTGTCACGGGTTATTTGGTTTTTTACTTGATGAACTTTGTTGATACTACGGTTTTATCTTTAGTAGAGTCTTTTTTGCGGTGGTATTCTCCTACCATCATTACTCAAATTATGGCTTTTAGCTTGTTTACGGGCATGTGGTTTTTGCAAATTTTCCTGTTGGTTTCGTATGTCTTTTTGATCATTGTGAGGAATGAGTTGGTTGCCAGACTCAATGTGATGAACCACGCCAATCGTCTGTTAGTTATTTCAGCGGTAGGTGGCTTGGTTGGTTACATGGTGACGCGCCGGATCATGAGCTCTGTGAAGAAGCGTCCTGACGTTGTTCTTGTCACGCGGAATGAGCCGGCGGTTGCAGTGAAGACTCCACCAGTTGCAGAGGAGGAGACACGAGTCCCGTTGGGGCCCGTTGCTCTTCCAGGTATCCCCGAAGGTATAGTGGAGTTTACCATGGCGTCTACTTTCGAGACTTCTGTGCTTAATCCCAAGGTTGCCGCTCCTGTGGCAACGACGGCTACACTTGGTCAACTTAGACTTGCAATGGCGTATAAGTCGCTGTTTGTGCTGTTTTGTGCTGGGTTTGGTGTGGATGCTATTCTTCGCCCAGGTGTTTTGACGCCTATTTGTACTGGGTTGTATTGCATTAACAAACACATCTTGCTACCTATTTTGGAGTCGGTTGCTGACACCATCTTGTTAGTGTGTTATGCTCACAATTCAACACAGAAGCGTACGTTTCGCATTTCACGCCGTCAGATATATTTGCCGGACTCGGATTACGACATTGCTTTTGTCCACATAGTTGGACCTAAGGAAAAGGATCTTAGACCGTTTTTGATGCATCCAGATTATTTCCGTGATTTGTGTAACCAGAACGCTCGTTTTCCGGTTGGTGATGCGATGTTGCTGATGACGCGAGTTCCGGCGGCAGTTTTGTCGGGTAAGGTAGAGGCCGCTGGTATGGTTACTGCTATTGACGTTCGCCTAGCGGGTAGACCCGTTTCTCGCAACGTTCGTTTTGGGGATGTGGTTACGAAAGCCATAGTCATGTTGGCGTGCTCTCAGACTATGCCAGGTGATTGTGGCTCTCCTATGGTTATGTCGCTCAGTGCGAGCGGCAAGCTTATTCCCGTGTTTGCAGGTATTCATGCTGGCATGACCCAGATGGGTTCTGACCGGTTTGCCATTATTACCCCTCTGTTGCCTGGTGCGGTTGCTGCGGCTTTGGAAAAGTTTTCTACGACGACATTCCAATCTGCCAGGTTGTCGTTATTTGGGTTGTCGTCGCAGGTGTTTTTGGATCCTTCCCGTTCTCATCCCCAATTACCGCAACCCGGCGGAGACGTAGTTCCATTGGGTGTGTTGGTTAATAGTCGGGGGGAGAACACCGCATCTATTAATTCTTCGAGTTCTAATTTGACTCGTGGTGTTTTTTATGAGAGTAAGGATATGGATGAGAAATTGGGAGAGCTTACTCATCAGTTTCCTCCTTTTATGCGTGATATTGCTCATTATGCACGCCCATTGAATGAGATGGCCCAGAAGTGTGATAATTTTGATGTCCGTGCGTTGGAGGCAGCGATCCAAGATTATGCCTTAAACTTGCAGTTGGTTGCCGGGGATGATTTACCGCCAGGCCCCGCTAGTCTGTTAGTTGCCTGTAACCTGGACACCGAGGCTGGTATTCCTCCAGTACAAGTTGGCACGTCTAGCGGAGTTGGCCGCAAGGGCCCCAAATATAATTACTTGGTTGACGCTTGCGTACCCAATTGCACTGTTTCGGGGTGTACCGCTTTTCACCCCCTTTCTACCGAGCGTTTGGTGCCTGGGCGCCCTTACAAGTATGCTGATCCTGATCTGGAAGCTGAGGTTTCTCTGTTGATTGAGGAACTTATCGCTGGTAAGATGGATTTAACTTTGTTTAAGGCTGCTTTGAAGGACGAGCCTGTTGCGCGCGGCAAGAATAAGGTGCGCGCGTTTTACGTTGGTAATTTGGCTGTGCTCTTAGTTTGCCGTATGTATTTTGGTCCATTGTTGGGCAAATTGCATGGTAAGCCGCGTTACGAGTGTGCATTGGGTATGGATACCATGTCCCGTCAGTGGGAGGACTTGATGGTACGCACTGAGCGTTTTGATGAGTCAAATGGTCATGCTCATCGTTTGGCTGGTGATTACAAGGCGTTCGATTTGTCTACTCATTCTGCACTTTTGGCTGGCTTTTATGATAGCTTGGTGGAGTTAGCTTTGAAGGCTGGTTGGACCCCTCGTGATATTGCCGTGTTGCGCGGGTTGGGCAAGAATCTGAGCAACCCAGTGTACATTTTCTTGGGCCAGGTTGTTCGTGTTCGTGGATCAAACCCATCTGGGATTAATTGCACGACAGACGCTAATTCTGGTGTTAACTCGATATTGCATCGAGTTGCTTTTTACACCAAGAATCCTGAGCTTATTGATTCGCCCAAGTTGGCTAATGTGAACGAGACGTTGTTTACGTCTGCGGTTTCTTTGATAACTTATGGGGATGACGCAATGGGGTCTGTAGATGACTCGCGGTTCAGACCTATTAACAATGGAGATGTAGCCGCCGCTGCTGCCACGTTCGGTATGACGTTTGGGCCTGTGAATAAGACGGACGCTTTTTTGCCCGAGTATTACGATGCTGCTCAAGCCGATTTTTTGAAGTGTACTTCTACTATGATTCCTGAGTTGGGTTTTCGTATTGGGAGAATTCCCCTCGCGTCAATTCGTAAGAGTTTGGCGTTTGAGCGAACCCCGACGTTTGAGGCCCGATGTAGCACGTTGCAAGCTGCGTTGCGCTTGTATTACCCGCATTGCGCCATGCATGGACGCGATGTTGGTGAGACCAAGTTTTCGAGTTTTCGGGATGTGTTAGTGCGCAAGGCCGCCGAGTTGTTGCGCGTGTCTGAGTCGGAGGTTCCCGATTCTTTGCTTCCGTCCTATGACGACGTTGCGCGCGTTGTGTCGTTGGGTGAGGCCAACGTAAGTGTGGGTAGTGAGGAGTTGGTAGGTGAGTATTAGGTGTTGTGTGTGTTAAAAAATGTGAAAATAAAACATTGCTAGGTTTTCCTAGTTCGGGTGGTAACACTACTTTATTTATATTATGGATTCTATTACTTCTCAATCTGTTATTACTGATGCGGCTCCTTCTGTTGTTGAGGAATTGAGTGGGTTTTTTGTTGGCGATGACGCGCCTACTGTGGGTGTTCCTAGCCACGGTGAGATGCCAGCTGTGCATGACACTAGCTCTGTGGGAGAGTTTTTATCTCGTCCTGTTTTGATAGGGAGTTATGCATGGGGTGTTGGCAATTCATTGTATTTAACCGTTGACCCGTGGAATGCTTTCTTAACTAATGCTATTATTAAACCACGTATCTCCTATTTTGGGAGGTTGCGCGGTGATTTGGTTGTCAAGTATGTTTTGAACGGCACACCTATGCATTATGGGTTGGTGCGTATGTGTTATCGTCCTCACCCCCAGACTACGTCTACTGGGGATTATGTTTGGAACTTTACCGTTGCCACTGGCGCTGTTAGTGCAGCGAACAATTTTAAGATAGCGAGTTCCCAGCTGTCCGGTATGTATATAAACCCGTGTCGCGCTGCCACTGGTCAACTGCGTATTCCGTATATTTCTCAGTCGTCTGGGCTTGAGCTTGGGTACGTGGGTGTTGACGCTTCGCGTATGGGTACTTTGATGTTGGTCGGTTTTACGAATTTGGCGCATGCTAATGGGGGGTCGAACCCCGTTACATTTGACTTGTATGCTCACATGGAGAATGTCACCCTTGACGTCCCCACTGCTGTGTATCAGGGTTACACGTTGCAAGACGCTGGTAAAATGGCTAAGCGCGCTTTTAGCGCTGTTGCCAAAGCTACCACCATTGCTCATGAGTGGGCTCCTCGAATTGTCTCTGCATTGGCGATGCTGGGTTTTTCGCGTCCTAACACCCACGAACCTACTATTGGTGTCCGGGCGTTGCCATATAATTTAGCCAATTATGACGCTCCAGACACTGCTACTCCGTTGTCGTTGTGTGCTACTGCAGAGCAAACAATTGGGGGACAGGAACTTGGGTGCGATGGCAAAGATGAGTTGATGCTTTCATCTTTGGCATCCCGTTATGCATTTATTGCCACAGCGAGTTGGGATCCGTCTATGGCTCGGACAAAGTTTTTGTTTGGTTCGATCGTTACGCCCATGCAGGTTAGTGTTTCGAATTATGTTAAGCCTGCAACCACCACGACGCCCGGTGGCTTTTCGACCGTGTTGCACACGTGTATGACCCCTTGTGCGTTCGCAGCGGCCTCTTGTAAATATTGGCGCGGGGTGTTGTCCTATCGTTTTACTGTTGTGTCTTCCCCTTACCATAAGGGTCGGTTGCGCATATATTACGAACCTTTCCCCGCGCAGTTTGTGGTTGAGCCCACTCCCAGCATGACGTTGGCTAATTCGGTTGTGTTGGATTTGGCTGAGACTGAGCAGGTTACTGTTGATGTCCCGTGGCAGAATGTGCGCGATATGTGTGAAGTGTTGAGTCCTTTCACTAGTAATGCGTACATTAATCAGACTAATTTCACCACGCGATGTGGTGCTGTGACCACTACTAACAGCAATGGGATAATTGTGGTTGAAGTCCTTAGTCCATTGACCGGTCTGACGACAACCAATGCGGCTGTCGTTTTGATGGTGGAGGTGTGCACCAAGGAGTTGGTTTTGTTTAGCCCTGAGCTGCATCGGACTTTTGGAGCGCCTATGAGCATGGATGCTTCTGCGCTACCATATTTACCTCAGTCGTATGATTTGACTGGTGGTGATGCTGTTATTTCGGTGCGCCAGTTATTCAAGCGCTATTCACTTGAGCATACCGTGAGCTTGCAGTCTCCGATAGATGCGCTGGTTGGGCTGAATATATACTCGATAGCGTTGTCGTACATATCCCCTGTGTCTTTGCCTGTACCTGGCTATCCCAGTGTGGCTTTAGCTGCCGTGGACGTGGCTGCTAATGGTGAACCGATTTCATATACGGGGTTGTCTTTCCACACGTATTTTTCGCTAGCGTTTGCGCTCGCTCGAGGAGCAGTTCGCTGGAAGCCAGTCGTTTGTATGCGTGGTGGCACTACTTTGGCCTCCAATTTAGTTGGAATTGCTCGCTATACCGATGTGTTGCCTGCCATCGCGTCGCGGCGCCCTAACACTGTGAGCTATGCGAATCTGGCGCCGTCGAATACGGTGACGTATGCGCGAGCTCGCAATTTGATACCCGCGGGATGGCGGCGTGCGGACACCGGTATTCAACTTGCGGAAAGTAATACCGGGGTGTCCCCAGCCACCTTGGATGTGGAGTTTCCGTTTACCTCCACTATGCGTGCAATTAATCCGCGCGCTTCGATCGGCCTTTCAGCGGAGGGCCGTGACGACAACAACGTTATTTTGACGTTGGAGTTGCCCATTAGTACAAATTCCGCTTCCACCGGTTACGCATCGTATGCGTCGGTGGATGTATATACCTCTGTGGGCGAAGATTTTAATTTATTTTCGTTCACTCATGCTCCTGCATTTTTGCAGAGCATTCCTTTAGCTTTGTAGCTTAGGTGACTGATAAAGTCGCTTTCGCTAACTAAGTTGTGCCGTGCTTAAAAACTGGAAAGTTTGATAGCACGACACGTTGTCGACTGTTAAAGTCGAGACGCCTTGTGCGAATCTTTAAACACGAGGG